CCAGATCAGCCAGGTATTACTAATGGTCTAAGACGAGCAGAGAATGTTTACTCTAAAGCAGTAGGCTATGGTTCTATTCCTACAGTAGTAGATTACTCGGCAGCAGCATCGGAAAACCTAAACAATGTAGTTGCAGGCAAAACAACAGCAGGTGCTACAAGTGTATTTGCTGGCGGTTCTACAAAACTATTTAAGTTAGATTCTGGCGATTTGTCATTAGACAATGTGTCTAAATCAGGTAATTACTCAACAGCTACAGATCAGCGTTGGAAGTTTACGCAGTTTGGTAATGTTATTGTTGCAGCTAACGGACAAGCAAAATTACAAGGATATAACTTAAACAGTTCATCTTTATTTGCAGACTTAGCAGCCGATGCACCAACAGCACGATTTGTAACTGTAGTGCGAGACTTTGTAGTGTCTGGATGGCAATCAAGTTATCCAAGCCGAGTTCAATGGTCAGCATTAGGTGATGAGTCTAGTTGGACTGCTTCTGCTACGACCCAAGCAGACTTTCAGGATATTCCTGATGGTGGATCTGTAGTCGGTGTTACTGGTGGTGAATTTGGTCTAGTCTTTATGGATCGAGCAATCCATCGTATGTCTTATGTTGGTAGCCCACTTATATTCCAGTTTGACAATATCAGTCGTAACTTAGGATGTTATGAGGCTAACTCAATTATTCAGTATGGTGGCACATCGTTCTTTTTAGGAGACGATGGATTCTATGCTTGTGATGGTCAAAATGTAGTTCCAATCGGTAGCGAGAAAGTAAACAGATTCTTCTTTGATAACAATCAAGAAACTTATTATTTGGGCATACGCATCCAATAGTTCATCTACTCCTGATAGTTTGTTAATCTACAATTACCAGACTCAACGATGGACTAGCGGTACAACCCATGTCGATAGAATTGCATCTACATCTACTCCTGCTGTTACTTTAGAGGGTATGGATGTTTATGGTAATTTAGACACCATCCTTACAACCTTTGATAGCCGACTTTGGCTTGGTGGAAAACTACAGTTAGCCGGTGTTGATGGTGCAAAGATTGTTACATTCTCTGGTACAAACGCTACAGCTTACATAGAGACAGGTGATATTGAAGTGCCAGGTGCTACATCGGCAATCACAATGGTTAAACCAATAGTAGATGATGGTTCTGGTAGCGTAGCATTGTTATCTCGTAGGCTTTTATCTCAATCTACAACCTTTGGCTCTCAATCAGCAGCAGATGCCGAAAATAGAGTGTCTGTGCGTGGTGTTGGTCGCTATCATCGTCTACAATTAACTCCTACAGGTAGTTGGACATCAGCAGTCGGAATGGACATCGATTTAAGCCCTCTAGGAACTAGATAATGTTTAGAGCATTACCCCCATTTGGTAGCGATCCTCGTGGAGTAGCCGAATAGGTAAAGAGTCGGTTATTTTATTTACACCAACTTCTAGTCATGCAGCATCAGAAATGGCGCATCTTTTTATATCAGCGCAAACAAGCGGTTCAGCAACCATTACGCACAGAAACACAGGTCATAACGACCTTAACTTTCAATACATCATCGTAGGATAAAACTATGGCAACAACCACAAGCACATCGTCAGTAGATCCAGCATTACTCCCATACCTTACCCAAGGTTTGCAGAGGGCGCAGAGTCTATTCTTAACAGGACAACAACCTGAGTTCTTTCCTGGTCAGACCTATGTAAGCCCATCGGCTGCAACTACTGAGTCGATTGCCCAACAAGAGGCTATTGCTCGCCAACAGTCTCCAGTTCTACAACAGGCACAACAGGCTTATCAAGCATCTTTAGGTCAAGTCGGACAGACTGCTGCCGGTGGGTTTTTAAATGCCAATCCTTATCAACAAGCGATGATGGAGGCAGCGACTCGCCCATTAACCCAACAGTTTAGCCAAGCAGTATTGCCAGGCATTTCGAGCCTTTACAGTCGATCTGGTCGATTGGGTAGTGGCAGTATGGAAAGAGCATTAGGAACTGCTACAGAGGCTTATGGGCGGTCTCTAGGTGATATTACATCCAATATTGCAGGATCACAGTATCAACAAGAAAGAGCAATGCAACAACAGGCTCAATTAGCCCAAGCTCAGTTGGCTGGTGCAGCACCTAGTTTTTATGGTCAACAATTCCTACCTTCTCAAACATTGGCTCAAGTTGGCGCGCAACAAGAGGCAATCGCTGCACAACCTCTACAAGAGCAATTGGCTCGTTATCAGTTCGGACAACAGTTACCCTATCAGCAACTCCAAGGCTATCTGTCATCGGTCTATGGCACTCCATTAGGTCAATATGGAACAAGAACCACAGATGTTCCTACTTATCAGAATCGGGGTGTAGGCATCCTTGGTGGTGGAATTGCTGGCGGTCTAGGTGGATATGCATTAGGTCAAGCGTTCCCAACTCAAATTGGTGGTACTTATGGTGCGTTAGGCGGTGCAGCACTTGGTGGATTATTGGGAGGCGGTTTCTTCTGATAATAGAAAAACTAACCCTACATCGTTTAGAGGAGTTTTTTGATTTAGTTACCAAGATGGTAGCCGAGGCAGAGTTTTCCTACGCAATACCAGAAAAGCACAAGATTCTACATTTATTTAAGAATCCTAATGCAGTCGGATTTATCGCAATAGAACACAACAGAATTGTTGGGTTTATATCAGGTCTAGCCCATGAGTATTTCTTTAGTAATCGTAAAAGAGTAAGTGATCTAGGATTCTTTGTATTGCCTGAGTATCGAGGTAGTAGAGCAGCACTTAAACTAGTAAAATCACTAGAAACATGGGCTAAAGATATGGGTGTAGATGATCTGCACTTAGGACAAACAACAGCAGTAGACATGGATAAAACCAGACAGTTTTATGAGAGACTAGGTTATAAAACTGTTGGCTTTAATACAGTCAAACACTTAAAGGATTAATTATGTGCGGTGGATTCGTAGGAGATTTTGTAGAAAATACTGTGAGTTCTGCTGGTGATTATGTAGAAAACCAAATACAAGAAATAGTAGATGATCCTGTAAAAGCAGCAGTTAAAGTTGCTGCCGTTGCTAGTGGAAACGCATGGGCATTACCTATTATTGAAGGTGTAGATACAGTACAAGAAGGCGGTAGTGTAGAAGAAGGTCTTTTATCTGCTGGTAAGTCTTATGCTGGTCAACAGATTGGTGCTGAATTAGGTAGTCAATTTGGTGGTGGTGAGTTTGCTACCACAGGCGAAGATTTTAATATGGGTGAAGGTGGTTATTACACAGGTGAAGATTTCAACATGGGAGGCTCGCTTGGTGATGCTGATGTGCAACCAGGCGGTTTTTATGGTGGCGGTGCTACACCACAAGCAACCATCATTCCTGGGGAACTAGGAGATATTATCCTAGATGCAAATGGTAATATAGTTACATCATCTGGATCTGACATATTACCAGCACCAAGCACTTTTAATTTATCGCCAAGTCAAGCATTACAAGCACTAAGAGGTGCTAGTGGTTTATTAGGTAGACAACAACCACAAGCACAAGCCTATCCACAAATGCAGATGGGTGGTAGAACACAGATGCCACAAGGAGAAGTTGATTACTCTGGCATTTATAACTTATTGGCTCTACAAAGACCAAGAAATCCAAATTCTTTACTAGGATAAAACATGGCAATTGATCTATCTACCTTATTCGGACAACAACCAGACTACTCGTCTTTTTTGCCTGATGCAGAAAGACAGCGTATGCAAACAAATGCTACTCAAGCAGCAGCATTAAATTCTGCTATCGCTTTGCTTGCTCAGTCTGGCAGAACAACACAACCTATTAGCACAGGACAAATATTTGGTAGTGCTTTAGGAGAAGCACAAAAAGGCTATCAATCAAGCATGGACAGAGGTATACAAGAACTTCTTACGGGCTTAAAAATAAAAGAATCAATGGCAGGAAAGTCTCCAGAACTTTCAAAAGAACAACAACAATATGCGTTCCAAAAATATGGTAAAGCTAAATTTATTGATTTAAATAAACCACAACAATTAGATGTTTTAGAATTTGGACAAACACCAGATATTAACAAAGCATTAGAACAACACATTGCTGCACAAAAATTAAAAGCAGATACAGGAATAGATCTTACAGATACAACTTTGGATAATTTGAGAAGGGCGCAAAGATTTACTCAAAGTAGCCCATCTCCTACTACTCCTAATGCTCCAGTTGTTATACCTCAAATAAGAAACTTTAAGGACAAATAAAATGTCTAGCAAATATGTAATTCTCTCTGATGGTACTGTTGCGGAGTTTGCACCAACAAAATCTTTAACAGAAATTGATTCAATTCTATCAAAAGATAATTTAAGTAGAGATACAAAATTTCCAACTTTTTCAGATCCTAAAAAATTACCATTACCAATATCATCTGCATCATCAAGTGTAACAGCAACATTTGTTGGTAATCCTGCATTAGCAAATTTACCAGCCTCAAAACAAATTGAGTTAAGAACAAAAGAAGCAGAAGAACAATTAAAAGCCCAAAGAGAATTGCCTAGAGCAGTACAAACAGCAAAAGAAACAGTTGAAACTGTAGACAAGTTGTTAAAACATCCAGGGTTTGAATATTTAGTAGGTTTTGGCGTTCCATTTGCAACATCAAGGTTATATTCTGGAACTCCAGTTGCAGGAGCTAATGCTTTATTAGAACAAATAAAAGGAAAAACATTCCTTGAGGCATTTCAAACCCTTAAAGGTGGTGGACAAATTACAGAACAAGAAGGAGCAAAAGCACAGTCTGCCCTTAATAGAATGAGTGCAAACATTAGTGAAAAAGATTTTAAAGAAGCTGCTTTTGACTTTACAAGTTCAATTCAGGCTGCAATAGATCGTGCATCTAAGAGTGCTGGTAAACAAAGCGTAGACATTAAACCTTCTTTGCCACCAGGTGTAACTGTTACACCTCTTAATAAACCATAGGAAAATACAATGCCAAGCTATGAAGTCAAAATACCTAATAAGGGATCTTTTGAAGTAAATTCTGACAAAGAATTGACTGAAGCACAGGCTTATCAATACGCTTTAATACAAGCAAATAAGTTACCTGATATAAAAGAACCACTAACTGCTGGTCAAGTAGCAACTGGTGCTGTTACAAACTTTCCATCGTCTTTTGCAAATTTAATTGGCAATATTTATGAAGCTGTAACAAACCCAGTTCAAACCGCTAAATCTGTTTTAGATGTAGGTGCTGGTGCTTTGCAAAATGTATTGCCAGAAAAGTTTGTACAGTTTGTTGGAGAAGATAAACAGTCTAGGGAAATGGCTCGTAAAGTTGGTGAGTTTTATGCTGATCGATATGGCACAGGAGAAGGTCTAAAAAAGGCTGTTGCAGAAGATCCTGCTGGTGTATTAGCTGATTTATCTACAGTTCTTACAGGTGGTGCAACAGTTGCACCAAGAATTGTTGCTCAACCATTAACTAGAATTGCAAGCACCATTGATCCATTAGCTGTTACTGCTCGTGCTACTGGTGCTACAGCAAAAGGTGCTGGTAACATTTTAAGTTCATACATAGGTGCAACCACAGGAGCAGGTAAAGAAGCGATTTCTCAAGCGTTTGAAGCTGGTCGCAAAGGTGGAGAAGCAGCAGAACAATTTAGAGTAAACATTAGTGGTAAAGCAGATCCAACAGATGTTGTAGCCATCGCAAAAAGAAATTTAGAAGAATTAAATAGACAAAAATTAAATGATTACCGATCTGGAATGGTTGATATTGGAAAAGATAAAACAATATTAGGTTTTGATGATATTGAAAAATCAATACAAAACGCAACAAAGAAAGTAACTTTTAAAGGTCAAGTTACCAACAAGACTGCTGCTGAAAAATTACAAGATGTTCAAAATAAAGTAAGTAATTGGAAGTCTCTTGATTCGGCAGATTTTCATACACCAGAAGGTTTAGATGCATTAAAAAAACAAATTGGTGAAACTTTAGAAACAATAGACTTTAAAACAGAAAAAGTTGCCTATTCAGCAGTTAGCGATATTTATAATTCTGTTAAGGCTTCTATACAAAAACAAGCACCTACATATGCTAAAACAATGAAAGCATATACAGAGGCAACAGACCAAATTAAAGAAATACAAAAAACATTAAGTTTAGATAGAAATGCATCAGTAGACACACAGTTAAGAAAACTGACAAGTTTGATGCGAGACAATGTTCAAACAAATTATGGTCAAAGAGTAAAACTAGGAAAACAGCTAGAAGAAGCAGGTGGTGAAATATTTATGCCTGGCATCGCAGGTCAAGCACTTTCCAGTATTACACCAAGAGCAATACAAGGCGCATTAACATTGCCTACAAGTCTTGCTGGTTATTCTGTTGGTGGGTTTCCTGCCGTAGCAGCAAGTTTGTTATCTTCCTCACCAAGAGTTATGGGAGAAACAGCATTTGCAACAGGTCTTGCTGCAAGAGGAGTCGATCAACTTGGTAGAAGAATACCATTTGCAACTAGACCACAGCCTTATAATATTCTGTATCAAGGCGGTCAAATGCAAGGTTTATTAGGCGAATAAAGTCTTTATAATTAAGGAAAATCATGGCATATACAAAATACTCACTAACCCCTGCTAATAACACAGCAGCACCTCCAGATGGTGCGCCAGAGGGGATGCTCCCATCAGCAGTAAACGATACTATGCGCGATATGATGGCGCAGATCCGAGATGTCGGAGATGGTATTCGTGATGGCACATATACCATGACTGCACCTAAGATCACAGGTGGAACGATTACTGGTATTACATTTAGCTCTATCGTTGTTACTGGTGGTTCTATTACCGGCATTACCGATCTAGCAGTAGCAGATGGTGGTACAGGTGCTTCTACACTTACTGGAGTCTTAAAAGGTAATGGCACTTCTGCATTTACAGCAGCTACAGCAGGAACAGACTATCTTGCTCCCCCTAGCGGAACGGCTATATTAAAAGCTAATTCTGGTGGGGCTTTAGCTAACGC